ATGTATGGCAGCCCTGAAGTTACAACGGGTGGTATGGCTTTGCAGTTTTACGCTTCTATGAGGCTTCGTGTTTCTCGTTCAACTCAAATTAAGGACGGAGATTTGATTTTAGGTAATTTGACTGTTGTTAAGGTGGTAAAGAATAAATGCGCACCCCCTTTCAGAACTGCTGAATTTGATATTATTTATGGCAAAGGGATTAATAGATTAGGCGAAATAGTTGATATTGCTGTTGAGAAAGGTGTAATTAAAAAGTCGGGCAGTTGGTACTCTTACAAGGAAATGAAACTTGGTCAAGGTCGTGAATCTGTATTGGAATTATTGGAGGCAAACGAAGAATTGATAAAAGAAATAAGCGATAAATTATAACCAAAATGCACCCGATTTTAATAAGTCGGGTGCTTAAATTTACAGAAATGCAAGAACTAAAGTGGGTAATATCTTCGGAAGGGTTTTATTGTACTGAAATAGATGGGGTAAGATTGTATGCGGGTTCGGGAAATGGTGTTTATCATCAATGGGTTATAGAAAAAGACGGTGAAATATTGAGTAGCAGCTACCTAAATCCACCAACCGCAACTACCCTACAAGAAGCAAAAACACAGTGCTACCAAGAATACCTTAAGCTAACGCAAAAAGAAAAGCCCCAAAATTAATCGGGGCTTTTTTAATATATAACAATGAAAATAAACTTAATCATTTACTTCTGCTGCGCCTGCATAAGCAAAATACAAGCAGATAAGATATATGGCTAAAAGTGTGTAGGCTAACATAGTTGTAAGTTTTGACAATTTAAAAGGTATAATTCAGTTGCGTAAATGAACGTGTTAGGCGAAAGCACTACCAGACTGCCAACCCGATAGTGCCTACCAATTAATTTACTTCTTATCATAGTATTTAAAAACCTTATCGAGTTGTTTCGGGTCTTTTAATACCGTGTAATAACATTCTCCAAATCCATCTTCAATATAATGAAGGTTTCTCTTTTCCGCTTCGTCTTTTGTAATTGGAACACGAACTACATCAATGTAAAATGTCTTTGGTTTAAATGGGAATTTAGCATATTGGCTACTTCCAATTAATTCAAAGTCTTTATCATCAATGTAAACTCTACCAGTAAAAGTGTCGTACTCTTCTTCACCCTTCCAAACGATAGCATCATTGTAGCTACATTTTCCATTTTGGTATTTAAACAACCCTCCACACCTTGCGTTTTGGTACATAGGTTCACCCATCCACTCTGCAACATCTACCCACTCATCATCGTGCCCTGTTACATCACAAATAGGCTCTTGTAAGCACAATTTCTTTACAGCTTGGGCAATAGCTGATGCGGTGTATGGTGCTGAACCACCACTTTGACCTGATTTACCAAATGCCTCACATAAGGCTAAGATTTCTTTTGCGAAAGGCGTTACAATCGCATCTGGAACTGTTGCTGCAAGAATATCTAATTCCTGCTTTGCAAATTTTTGTGTATTTGTCATTTTATATATGCGGTTCGCCTTTACACCACAAGGTTTTTAAGTTTCTACTATTAATCCGTGCCATCGCCTAACAGCCGTTTTGCAAAAGCGGGGGCTGAGTGCTATCTTGAAGTTTTGTGCTTTCTATGTTCATTCGTTCTAATTTTAAAGTTTAGTGCTATTTATACCCCGCCTTCGCAAAGCGGCAAAACGTTATGTTCCATTGAAACGGAAACATAACAGCAAGTAAGCAAAAGTTTTATAAATTTTCTTCCCATCGCTCAAAGAAGAATTTAATGGGCTTATTGCTTTCTTCAATCATTTTGTAATCAAGTGCCATTCTGTAATTAGAACTATCTCTTTTAAGTCGTATAAGCTGTTGCTGTATCTCGTTTCTAAACCCTTCAATAGTAAAAGTTCCTTTCCATCTGTTGCATCTCGCACAACTCGGATTAAAGTTTTCTAATTCGTGTTTGCCTTTGGTAACTCCGTATGAATTATTTTCCTCGCAATTATGCCAATGTGCTTCAATGTGGTCAACTTGCAATTGCTTATACTCTAATTCAGTACCGCAATAAGCACATCTTTTATCGTACTTATTCCAAACTTTTTCTCTTGTTTCTTTATTTATGTATGCCATCGCTCAAAAATTTATTAAACCTTCGCCTACTTGCGTTACGTTGGGCGCAATTAAAGAAACCCAAACGCTGCTGCGGCAACTTCGCCTATATCACATAAATCACCACCTTCTTCGTCTTCAAGTTCATCACCATTTTCATCGACATAAAATGCCGCAATCTTATTTTCTAAAGCATCCCATTTTTCAGCCTTAGATTTCCATTCATTAATTTGTTGTTCTGTGTACATAAAAATTAACTGCGCCCAACATTTCATTGGCAAAAGCGGGGCTGGACGCTATATGCTCAACGGAGTACTACTATTTAGCATTTCTGCAAGGCTGTGCGGACGTACCCTGAAATCCCGCCTTCGCCAATGAGTTGAACGTTATACGCAAGCACTACCATCTGTTTCCAAATGAAGTTCCGCAATTAGCCATTTTAAGGCTGGTTTTATCCATTTATTTTTTCTTCGGATAAGCAACTTATTCGCTTTTGGGTAGACATCTATTATATTCCCATCGTTAAACCAAAATATGTAACCACCATTTGCCATTTGGTATTGGGTAACTTTTGGGGAGTTGGTTATTTTTTCTAACCATTCTTCCTCAAATCTTTCCATTCTTTCTTCACGAATAATTTGCTTGCCTATCCCAAGTGCTTTTAGGTCATTTTCTTCTGTGGCTAATTGCTCACGTAGTTTATCTGAATTTGTCATTTCAATTAAGTTTTCTTGTTAATAATCCGTGCCAGCGTATAACAGGCGGTTTTGTGCAAGCTACCCGACCGATCAATGCCAACGCTTCGCAGCCTGACGCAAAGCCGCAAAATGTTAACTGCTACCTTTCAAACGTTCAATCTCGGCAAGCAGACTATCAACGATTAACAGGCTTTTTTCAACCCATTCAACGGGTACATCGTTATCTAAAAACTTTTTATGGTTTTCGGTATGGTGGTCGTGGCTAATTAAACCAAGCGAACAAACCAAACCTTTGCCATCAGGTGCAGTTAATGCCCAATGCTTCAAACTAAACTCTCTGCCAGTTCGTGAATTGACATAAGGCAGTTCATAGCATTTGTGCCACTTCCAACTATCAGGGAGTTGGTTTCTTAATTTCATAATTTCATCCACAGACAAGGCAGCAGGTAACACTGCATTGCCAATAGTGGGGCTGACGTTTTTCAATTTATCTTTTTGCATATTTTGAACTTTTGTTTTTCAATTAAACTTCGGTGGTACAATGCCCCACCATCGGCAATGCTTTTACGTTACAAGTTTTGAATATAACCTGCTATTGCAAGGCAAATTAAGATACCAATAATTGCGGTTGATGGTTTTAAGTCTTTCATTTGTTAAAGGTTTGGGTGTAGTATTGTTCTGCATCAATTAAATTGGCTCTGCCTTCCATTGAATCACCACTTATATATGAATTTATTATCTGCTTACGTTCCATTTGTAGGGCTTGTTTAAATGCGTAATGATTGGCTAATGTTTGCTCTTGCGTAAGATTATTGCACTTATCGCCAAGTATATCTATTAACCGTTCACTTAGCCATTGCACTGCCGTCTGTTTCTTTTTCATAAGTTAAAGATTTTGGTTATTTCTATCATCATTCTATCCGCTAAAACTTACTTATTTAGCAGCATTTTGTTGATAGGATTGTTTATAAGTTTTGACAATTTAAAAAGTATAACTGAGTTGCGTCAATCGGCGTGTTAGCGGTAATGCCATCAGAACTCCGACTTGAAATACCACCTGCCGCATTTATCACATTGTTTTTGCTCTCTACCTTGTTTGTACATTTTATTAGCCCATTCGTGCCAAGCTACATATTCAAGCTGTTTTGGCTTATGTCGCTTACAAGGCACTACCGCTAACAAGCGGTTAGCGTCATTGCCGTTTTCGTGGTTTGTTGCAATGTTGTTTTCCATATCAAATTTTGTTTTTAAGTGAAGGTTCGTGTTTCAAAGTCGGCAACGAACGCCAACCGCTAAAGCGTTACCTGCCATTTTGCTCAAAAGGGTAACACTCCTTTAAAAAATCAACAACGCATTTATAAACTGCTTTGAACGCATCTTCACTTTTAAAGAAACTTTCTTTACTTATGCTTCCAGTGCCGTCAGACCATCTACATATTTTTACCACATAATCTTCCCAAAAAAAGTGAAATCCGTTAGCGTTTATCTTTACCACAACGGGCATTAACCAGTCCCAACTTTTATGATACCCACCAACAGCTCCTTCACCCATATAATTAGCAATTAATTGTTCTTCCTCCCGACAAAAAACGGCAGGTAACACTGTATTGCCAAAAGTGGGGGTTTCGTTTTTCAAATCAACATTTTGCATATTTTCAAGTTTTGTATTTCAATTAAACATTAGTGGTACAATGCCCCACCTTCGGCAATACTTCTACGTTATAAGTTTTGAATATAACCTGCTATAAACAGGCATGCGATTATTGCAATAATTGCGGTTTAATAATTTCAACCACCTTATACACCCCACCCACTTCCTCATACTCTACTTCCCATGATTTAGGTTGGGATAGGGATTGAAATTGCTTTTCAATAAACCTTCTTAGTCTACCTATAGTATCAGTTTCATTAGAAATAACCATGCACTTCTCAGCAAAGTTTATCATATCCTCCTCTGTAAACCTTCTATCTGCTGTAAGTTCTCGTGAACGTATTCTTGCTTGAATAAGTAAGTTCTCAACAACTCTACCTTCATCAGTTGGACTAGTAAAGTACCCTAAAGCATTTAAGTAGGACCAGACTCTATCTATAGCTTCAACTACTGGTTCGTAATAAATACCTACACTCTTAGCATCTTCTTCTGATAGTAAAGAGAAGTCAGGTGATTGTGTGAGGACTTTATAGTTATGATCTGTTGTTCTTGGATTGGAACTATTAGGGTCGTTACCTTCATCATAAGTACAATCAGAAGTAAATAATACACCGTTGTTTAAGTAAAGGCTGCTTGGTTCTATGTACTCTTTAGAACAAAGTACCCACCCTTCTTTTAGTTTGTATAGATATGCTTTCATGATTGTTATTTTATGATTACTCCGTTAGGATAATTCATTTTGTTAGAATAGATACAGTCAGTTACTTCTGTATTACTTAAGGTATCTTCCCAACTCTCTTCAACAGGTAACACTATTGTTTTAGATAGAAGTTCTTGATAAATTTTTAATTCAGCATGTTCTAAACCAGCTCTAATATAATCTTGAGCAGTTTCAGATGTCTTTACTGCTAATTGTAAACTATTTATCTTAAGCTCCCACTCTTCTTTCTGTTGTTGTGTTATGTAGATGCTCATAATAAGACAATTAATGTAATTAATAAAAGGAAGAATAGCACCCCTACTAATATGTCGTTTATTTTGTTGTTGTTTGACATGAGAATGGATTTAAAAGAGCCACCTGAGGGGGATGAAGATGGCTCTTATTGTAAAATTAAATTAAATAATCTGTTTTATCAGAAACTTTGAAGTCTCCATTTACGAGAACATTACAAAGAATGTTCATAAGTTTATGAGTTGTGTTGTCTCGATATGGATGACGATATGTACAGTGCTCATATTCATTTTCCATTTTTCTCATAGAAATCCATGAGAATCCTTTTAGATTTTCAGAAGATCCTTTGTCTCTAAACCATGTATCATTAGGATTTACACTGTTCCCAAGTCTTATTTGAGACAGCATTAATCCACCTCTGGCACATACAGAACATCCTTTGATATTCTTTTTGTCATTAAACTCCTTCTGAAGTTCTTTAGAATTGAAGCAACTATCAGCAACTCTCATCAGTTCAGGATTCCAATAATGTCCATTTGAAGGTTTAACAACTCCACTCATAAGAAGTTTTAACATGTCCCAGGCAATTTCTAATCGTTTTCCTTCCTTAGAAAGCTTGTCAAACGCTTTGTTGCGCTCGTCAATATCCTTAATATCATCAAGGACACTGACATAGTCAATATTTGGTTTTTTCATTTTGTGTTATTTAATGATGAATAATTACTTTTTATAGTCTCCTATGAATTCAACTGTTACACCAATAGTTTCAAAATGAGCTTTAATCTTTCTTTCACGTGTTATGCGTGACATATCCTGAGCATCATTAAGTTCCATAGCTGTTTGAGAGAATTCTGTATTATCTCCATCATCATCTATAAGATCAGGAATGTCCCAACCTCTAATACAACCAGGAGTACCTTCTTCTAATAATAATTTTCTAGGAACACCCATTTGTTGACATCTAAATCCTAGACAACACATATATCCTTCTTTATTAAGAAGCTGTGTGTCTCCTTTTCCTGTTTCTGTTTCACCATCTTGACCAGTTCTCCATTTGGCACGGTTGATGATTAAATAGTCTTTTTGTTTTTGTGACATATTGATTGGTTTTAATGTTAAAAATAAAAACCTCCAGTGTAGATACACTAGAGGGAAAATGCGTATAAAATAAAAAAATACAATTCTGAACAGAATTGTCGTGGACCCGAGCGGATTCGAACCGCTGTCTTTAAAAGGATACATATATACAACGTATCACATGCTTAGTACTGTATCACCGTACTGCCCTTTAAACTACAGATAATGGGACTTGCTTTCTGCTATTGTGATACTGCACCGTAAGGGCTGACCATGTTATGGTCCGATCCACCACCTAGTTGTTTTTATTAACAGGGTACAACTAAGAAAACACTCGTTTACGCTGTTCATTCAGTCACGTCTCTTTTTATAACAGAGGTTAGTCTTACCTGGTCTCTGTAACTGTATCATAACAACTACCCATTGCTGGGTTGAGTATTACTACTCATCATGTAACTATTGGGTAACAAGGTCAGTTACCAACCCCGATCCTGACTAGGCTGCTACTGCTACAGGAGCGTTAGCGAAAGCCATGTTGATGATGCGAGCACCATCTGCGATACGAGAACTTTTGTTGTTGTCGTTTGTTTTTTTGGTATCTTCTAAGGCAGTATACCCAAATGCCTGCATGTGTATATACCCATCACATTTAAATCAAATGCCAAGTAACGGGCCCATAAATTTTTACAAAGATAATAAAAACAGCCCATATTTCAGGGCTGTTTTTCTCACATTCACCATCAATAACCCAAACCATTAAGAGCTTGCTCATCTGCATCCACGATAACATATCCTTTGGATACAAAATGAGTGAAAAATAGTTTAATTTGGTTTGCTAGTTCTTTGAATGTGTAAAATTCGCTAGGGGTTAAGGTTATTCTTTTCATGGTGTCTAAAGGTTTTGTAAGCGACGTACAATAAAATAAAGTACAGAACGCTTAGGATGAGTAATTTCATGGTGTTTTGTTTTAATTGGTCCACGAGGTTTCATTCTTAGTTTAACGAGTATTATCGCTGCATCTATTGCTGTCATACGTCTACATTTTGATGATTAAAATAGTCTCCCACCATATTGTATAATGGCAGGAGACAGTAAAATTACAATTTGGCTAACAGATTCTTGTAATACTCAATAGAATTCTTGTTATCTTCCAATGCTTCCTCAGCTTCATCTAGATCCTCCTGAGCATCAGCAATACCATTAATGTATGCTTCTGAAGAAGTGATTGGTTGTGTGCGATAGATAGCATTTTGTAATGCTTCCTTGCACTCTTCCACTCTTTCTTCAAGATTCACTTGCTCACTTTCCAAAGAACTGATTTGTCCTTTTAAGGCAGCACGAGCTTTCTTTTCATTACGAGCAGCAATTTCTGTTGCTTTGTCACCTGTCAATTTAGCTAATACGATTGACACGAAGTTTGATAGTTCTCTCATTTCCATGATTTTTTTGTTTTTAAAGTGATTGGTTTTTGTTGTTTTAAAGCTTTTAATTTTGATTGAGATGTTTGGTAGGCTTCACTTGGAATCTGTGGATACATTATACTAGTAGTAGTTTCAGTTGATGAATAAAATGGATATTCTCCTGTACAATAACCTGCAGAGCTTACATGAGTGCTATCCATAGCAATTTTCATTGCTGTGCCACCTGTATCAGAAAGATATTCAGGAAGTGGAATTTCTTTACAAGGATTTATTGCACCAAATGCTGTACGAGTGTTGATACGATAATACGAGCCTTTATATTCTACAATATGATCCCATTCATTAGTTGATAACAGTCCTTTAATAATATCGTTTACATGTCTAGGATTTACTATTTTGACAGTAACGCAATTATCAGGAAGACCATTACCTTCTCTATCACTACCAGCGAATATAGTGCCTCCATAAGGATAGCGTTCACGAAGAGTAGAAGTGCAATACTTTGGATGATAGTATGAAAACTTAGCTCTGTCGTTATCCAGTCTAAGAATTCTACCTTGAAACAAAACTAAATGTGTCCATACATAACTACCACTGGCATCATCTTCATGATGACGATTAGGATCAATTATTGTAACTTGTTCTATTCTATCTAGAGGATGAGGAATTCCAGAGCCTGGATAATTGTGTACCCAAACGCTGTCTCCTGGTTTAAAAGGACTATTGTCTTCAGATTTTGGTTGAGGCCCACCTAAATCTACTTCATCGTCAACATCTACAACTTTCTTTTCTACGTAAAGTTCAAAGAATTCTTGTGGAATCCATCCTTCATATCCACTCTCAACTCCTACAACAGAATATGTTTCATTACTCCATCCTGAATAATAATGAATAAGATTAATTGTATAAGTTTTACCTAAGTTTAGACCATCGTATACATGTTTAATAGCTGGATGAACATCCACAAGATTTTTAAGTCTCACCTTATCTCCTACATTGAAGACGTGACTGTCAGGAAGATTGTTAAACACATCTTTTATCTTCCATCTTTTGGGATCACCTCCCCAAGTTCCAATTGTATCATCAACTGCTCTATAATCTACATGACAAATTTTACAATGTCTAAAATCTTCATTTTTACATTCTATTATAGCCTCTTGTGCACCTCCAAGTAAACTGATACCCACATGATTGTTTTCAACATTTACATAGTAGTATGGCATGGCTTAAGGGTTTTCGTTTCTACGATTTTGTACGTCTTTTTCAACTCTAGATCCCATTTGAATAGCTTTCTCCATATCATCTCCCACCATTAATTTAAGGAGGAAAACTTGGCAATAGAAAGCTAGTTTCTTTTTAACTTCTTCATCTGTAGGTTCTTCAACCAACTGTCTTGATAGGTCGTGAACTTCTACGACAAGCTCTTGTTCTGTCTTTGTTGCTGCCACTATTGGCATTAATTGTCCTAACATAGGAATAATTTTGATTGGTGATTAAAAATGCTCTCCTAGAGCATCGATGAATGATTTTGTTAATTCAAACAGGTATTCACATTCTTCTTGTGTACCTATTTCAGCTTTGACTAGATCAGCCACTGTTTTCTCAGCACTTCTTTCGTGATGCACCCACAGTCTGGCTACTATTCTGGCGCTATTAACCATTGAACTTTCTTGTACTGGTGTGAGTTCTGTTACCATTGTTGAAGGAATGATTAAAAGAAAGGACAGACATAAGCCTGCCCTTTCTGGTTAATTAAAACAATTCAGCCTGTAAAGCTTCAATGCGCTCAATAGCGTCAGTAAGCTTTTCCACTCTTAATTGAGCATCAATAATACGTTGTGTATCAAACGGATAAGATGCTTTTCTTTTTAATAAATCCTTCTGAGCCTCAGCAAGTGATCGCTTTGTAGCTAACAGGTCTGCTGACAACTGATGGGTTGCTTCCTCCACCCTGAATGACAGTTCCTGTTGATCTTTTTCCGACTGGGATTGACTCAATAGAGTCGCATACTTCAATTGTTTTACCTGTTGTGCTTTGTTCTGTGCCATTTTGTTTTGGTTTTTGATTATTAATAATAGTTGTTTGTTTTTCTTTTACAAGTGATTTTGGTTCATTAGCTAGTTGTATAGCATCTTCTAGATAGCAATTGGGAAAGTAACGATCAGATAGATAGTAGTAGCTTGAATTCTGCTCACAATAGATGACTTCTCTAACCTTTCCTAAATCGTCTCCAGAAGGAAGAGATGATGTATTAAAATCAGGTTTTCCATCTTCTAAATCTTGTTTAGACACTACACATTGTGGATGTCTACGATCTTTCATATAAAGTATCTCACCCACCTTGTATTTAGACTGTGGTTTTGATTCATATTGCAGAGCCAAACATTCCTCTCTGTAGGATGTAGAACTTCCTGTACAATAGTAATAGCATTTCTGAAGATCAGAATATATAACCTGTTTTACTTGTCCTATAGATTCACCTATACTGAAAGATGTAGTTGTGTATTTGGCTATATTTGCAATGTGTGTCTTTGCTACTAATGATGCAGGATGTTCTTTAATCATATAAACCACATCACCCACCTTAAACTTAGGTTGTGGCTTTTCATCTAAAGGAATAAGAGCATCTTCAGCAATGTAAGAAACATTTTTCTCATGACAACTGAGATTGTAATAATACTTATCGTTAAGCCATATGATGTCTAAGATTTCACCTTCATCATTAGCAACGCCAGTAATTTCTTCTACGTCACCTGTAGGCTTGTGTAAAAATCCATCACCTTGACACTCTCCTTCATCACACACCTTTATTTTCATCCCTCTTTCGTACAAAGGAGCTTTGTTGTAAAATTGAAGAGCTGGTGTATCAATTGGATATGCATTCTCTCTTAACATTTTACCTATTCTATCAATCCAACTTACAATCATCCATTTTTGAGTCATACTAGGTTTTTTTATTATACCACAAAGAGATCCTTCATCTTGATCTTCCCAATAAGTTTTCCACGAAGGACCACGAACCACTCTAGCACCAATTGCGTAGTTTTTAGTTGTGACGTTCATTGACAATAGATTTAGCAAGTGAATTAATATGTTTCTCTATCCATCTCACACGTGGTGCTACACATCCTGGTCTCCAATAATGATGATTGGTTGGACTTCCTCCACAGAATATACGTTCAAACCAAGAAAAGCTCTTTGGTCTGTTTTGTTGTATATATTCACGAGTTTCAATACGATGAGTTTCACTAATTAAAAGTTTATGTCTCATCATAAGCACCCAAAGACAAAGACCTCCAGATGTGAAATCTGGATTGTTTTTATATTTTAACATTAGCTTCAATGTCTCTAATACAATTTGATTGTTCATAAATAACTTTTTTGGTGATTAATTTGGGAAGCGCAGGGCTGTTATGCCCCACACTTCACCAAAAACTAAGGTTTAGCAAACTGGAGCAAAATCATAGAAATATGCTCCTTCAGACATAACATTACCAATAGCCCATCCTTGGCTAATGAAATAACGTTCTGCGAATGCTTTTGAATGACAAACAATCTCTGATAGGATTGTGTAACCAGAGACTAATAAATACTTTTCCATGTGAATGTGGTTTTAAGGGTTATTTTAATTGACGTTTTGCAAGATGTTGTCTAATGATTTGTTTTGGAACATCATCTTTAGGCATTTCTATTGGTTTATATTTTTGTTTAACTGGTAATGGTATTTTATTAGAGGACATAGCACCTTTGTCTACACCCTTCTTAAAACGACCATCTACCAATCTACCATCTATTTTAGTTGGCATAACGATTTTATTTTGGTGAATAAAAATCCTCTGTGTAGAAACACAGAGGCTAAATGAAACTAATTAATATCAATCGAAAAGAATTACAGTTTATTAAACATCTCAACTAGTCTACCTTTTTCATTGATAGCCAATTGTACGCAAAGATCTATTGCTTTAAGCTTTTTTAAGAACTTCTGATGATCATATTCAGGTGTTGTTCTTAAATAAGTAATATACTCAGCACAAATATATTTGTTTTGAGCTCTATCACCTCTTGGTACAACATTCAACATGTCTGTGACATAATCAAGAATTTTAACATTCTTTTTCTCATCAACAATATTGAAAAGACCTAATTTAATTTTTCTAGCAATAGATTCACTACCACCCACACCAGAACGAGGAATTTGTCCAGATAATACAGAAGCAACTACACCTAATTCAATATCATATGTATTAAAATATTTTTCAAGCTTCTTATAATCATCTTTTAGAGAACCCCAAGCTGTTACATATTCCATCATGCTCCAAGATTTGGAAGATGCATTTAACAAGGCTATCGTTTCAACTAATTCTTGTTTATGTTTAATTTCAATTGTTACATATGGAATTTTTAATCCAAGACGTAGTAAAGCATAAAAAAGATGCTGGCCATCAATAATATACGGTCGTTTTATACCGTCAATAAATGACATATATGCTATTACAACAGGTCTAGTGCATCCCATTTTTAATAACGAATTGACAAGTTTTGTCACTTGGTTGGGATAGATACTACGATTAATACCTGTTAAGAAATAAAATGCTAATGTATCTGTTGGTAATAACCATTTCAGATTCTCTAAAGGGTTTTTTAAAATAGTTTCTCTTGTTTTTACTGGGGTTTTCTTTGCTGTTGTGGTTGTTTTTTTGTTTTGGGTTTTCATTGTGCTTTAATTTTTGGTGAATAAAATAGGCCCTCAGCATAGACATACAAGGGCGTTGATTCTTAAATCTGAGATAGGGGAAAATTATTTTTTAGAGGCTTCAAGTCTTACTAAGAACTCAATAAGTCCTATTACTGTTCCCATTGATAGAATTTCTTCAGGAGAAAGGTCTTCTCCATTTAATGTATAAAATTCTACATTTACATGATGTTGTTCTTCATTTAGAACAGCTATGCCAATATCTGCTGCTTTAAGCTTTTCTTGAAGTGGTTCAATAGGAACATCTTTTCTGAGTTTGTAACTAACTTTTTTCATTATTTAAACTGATTTAACAACTGTTCTAATGGATTTTTTGGACGCAATGTTTTAAGCATATCATCAAAATTGACAGCTAAATAGATGCGTTCAAGTTCTGTTTGAGCTACATCATTTAATATCATGTCTAAAAACTTGATGCCATTTAATTTAGTACAAAGGTCTCCATCTTCATCAACGACATCATTCATAATGCCATTGTTTTTAGCATCCTTAAGAATAGCTTTACACTGATTTAACATCTCATCTGTTCTTTCTTCAGAAATGCCAATAGATAGATGTAAATGAGCTTCTTCGTGTTGTAATTTAATCTTTTCCATGTGTTTTGTGATTTTAATGGTTTCTTAATAAATCTAAGAGTGATTCTAATGGATCTTTCATGTACATCTGTTTAAGCTTTTGTGTCATAGGCTTAAACTGAATCAACAGAACAACACGCTCAGCGTCTGTTGTTGCTATTTTATTAGCAAGAATGTCCAAAAGAACAGGACCATCAATACATCTACCTTCTGGTTTTTGTACAACAATCTTGTAATCCTCAGGATGTGACATCACTTCAGACACTTGTTTCTGCATAGATGCCATTCTTTCTGGAGATACATTTAGTATCTTCTCAATTTGTCCTTCTTCCATATTCATTGGAATAGGTGTGCACTCTTTTGGTGTGGTTTCAAATGTTTCCATTTTTATTGTTTTTGGTGAATAAATGATTACGATTTGGATGCTTTGTGTAAAGCTATTTCTTCTTCTGTAGGTACATAATCATGTCCTACAACTGATTTATCAGCTTTAACTCTCCATCCTGGCCATGTTTCTTGATCCTCAGGACGATGATCTTCTAATGATATACCATAAAAGCCATTATTTGTAGCATTATGAGCTAACATCATAGCTTCATGCTCATTTCTGACATGGTATATCTGCCATATCAATCCTCCCACTTGATTACGTACATGTAATGTCTTGGGAAACTCTTGTGTTGTGCTATTGTCTGTGTACATATTATTTTTTTTTAATTATCCATATCTAATACAACAATTAAGGCTGGAATCCATCCTAAGAATAATGTGACCATTCCAACTCCTGTGTGACTAAGACACTCTTTATATGACATATCTGAAGCCACATAAGGTATTAATGCTATAAATAGCCAGAATAAAAACCATGTAGCAATAAATGCTAACATTTTAATAGTAGTTTTCATATATAATTGTTTTGTTTGGTGACCCTATGTATAAATACACAGACGCACTAGCCCTAACACCTGCTAGTAAAAAAGAACAGAGGCCATTCACAGCCCCTGTTCATGCTTAATAACCACTCACACATATATAAATCTATTTAAGACTACGTAAGTCCATAGGATAATCTTTCCATTCCCAACTAACAATACCATTTTCTTCCACCTTAACAGGAACTTTAATAGTCTTATTATATTTACTAATAACTATCACATCCATCCCTTGTTCAAGTAGAATAGATAGTAAACCTTCAGGCCAAACACTTTTATAGTTTACAATCTTATTAGCTGTTCTATTAATCACTTGATACATATGTGTTTGTTTATGCTATATTTATCCCTTATAGCTGTTAGAAAATATGCTTTGTAAATAGGGTGTAATAGGGCTGGATGGTACTCACCCCATCTCTCTCCTTCACGCTTAACACACACAAATTCTTCATAACTCATTGATTATCAATAGACGTATTAAAGAAAAAGTATATACTATAGCCGTAAAAAGTTTTGATTTGCCTTATATCCCACCCAAAGAACTATTGTTCCCACCCTTATATATATTATGGACTCCCCCGAAGGAGAGTCCTAATAATATTAGAATGCTGCATTAGCAAGAGCATTGATTGCTGATTCGCTCAAGCCTGCTGTAGACGCTTGTGAACGAATTTCCTGAGCAATCTCAATGTCTAATAGAGCACTATCAGCGTGAGCCTGTTTGATTTCTTCACGAGTTTTGAACGCACTCAAAGCTGTTAGACGGTCATTAAGCTTAGGCGTACCGTCTGCTTTCATTACAGGCTGACCGTTACTGTCAAGCTCTCCGATTTGCTTTGTAGTACCAATCACGTAGAATGGAAACTTAACGTCTTCAGGTTTATCCCAACCCAATGCTTGCATTTGACGATTGTAAATGTGAACTCTCTCACCCAATGCTGTGTAGCCTGAGAAGTTACCGTTTGCTGTGAACGTTCCGTTGTTGATTACGTAATTTTTCATTTTGTTTTTGTTTTATGATTAAAAAATAATAGACGATTTGTACGAAAGGATTTGGGATGGGAAATTAATCCCAAAGTCTGAACCCTGTGAGCTTTTGACGGGGGCTACCCCGACTGCTCAAAATGTCCTGGGGGATCTGGGATGGAATACCCTCCCCTCTCTTTCACATAAAACATTTTCAAAAAAAAAAAAAAAATAAAATTTTATACGTGGCGGAAGTGGCGGATGGGTCGTAAAGCTATTGCTTTCCTATATGAAGCATCTAGTAAAGCTCTTTCTTTACTCTTTGTGAAAAAAAGATTTGGTATTCTTAATTATTCATCTTTACCTTTGGGGGGGATTTAGGGGGGGCCTTGTGAATACACATTCTTCAGATATAATGGAAATGATGAGGATAATATAGCAATAGGTTAAAAGATTGTATTTGAGGATGTTATAAAAGAGATTAATTTTGTATAAATTACATATGGGAAATATATTACAAAGGATGAAGAAGGAAGAGAAGGATCTTTTCTCTATAGCTGAGAGATACTATAGTATACTATCAGCTGTGAATGGTCTTACTCTCACTCCTAGAGAAATTCAGCTTATAGCCTTTACAGCTGTTAAGGGAAATATTTCATATGCTAATAATAGGAAGGAGTTTTGTGAGAAGCATGATACAACATCTGCTACAATTAACAACCTTGTTTATAGGTTGAAGAAACTAGGGGTGTTTATTAAGGATGGTGGGAAGATTAAGGTGAATCCTATTATTGTGCTAGACTTTGCTAAGCCTATTGTATTAGAAATAAAACTACTAAATGGAGAAGCCAAAGAGTCTGTCGGTTAAGGATTTTATTATTAGGAAGATGGCTGTGAAGATGATGATCTCTGAGAAAACACTTGATGCTGTCGTGACACATCAGTTTAGCTCTGCCAATGCAGCTATGAAGGAAAACGACAGTCTGGAGATTTCTGGCTTTGGTAAGTTTCTGTTCAATAGAAAGAAAGCTCAGAAGATGATGGAGAAGTTTGAAAGTCAGCGATCTTTATTCTCCAAGAAGCTAGAAGATCCTTCCTTGTCAGAAAGACGTAGAAACAGTCTGGAGATTAAGCTTCAAGTGGCTCTAGATAACATTAGAGATTTAAAACCAAAATTATATGAGTCTGTCACAGATTTACGAGGGATGGAGGAACAACTTGGTTCCGCCCAAGGAGTTGAAGGGTCTTATCAAGAAGACCAGCGAGGAGAGAATGAAGATATGCGAAAACTGCCACTATCACTCTGATAATAGGAAAAACTACAGCTCCATTCGCCTTGACAAACATTGCACAAATTGTGGATGTACATTGTCAGCTAAAACAAAATGCCTATCTTGCAGCTGTCCTATAAACAACTGGACTGCTGTTCTTACACAGGAACAAGAAGAAGAAATTAAAAAATCATGGCAAAAGAAAAAGTAACACTTCGCAAAATACCTCTTAAGCTTCTTATTGACACATTGGTGGAGATATATGAAAGGGGAGCAGACTTTGTAGATGTTGTAGGGGTGCCTGACGACATGCAGGATGAGATAGGTATTATGGTGAGAGAAGAATATTATACGTCTGACCCAGAGGGTGAGATTAGTGATGACGAATTAAACGATTTGATATGACAAAAAGAGATCAATATAGCCAGATTCTTAATGTCTTAAAAGACTTACATAAGGCTCATCCCAGTTATAACATGGGAAGACATTTGTCAACAGCATTAGATGGGTATGGAGATATATGGGGACTTTCCAACAAGGAGCTCCTATTTGCCCTTCAGAAGTACAAGGCAGAGTTGGACATGGATGTTCCACATGATGATGACGACCTTGAACAGATCATTAAGGATGGTGAAGATCTGGAGAATATATTAAAAGAAGAGGAAGAGGAATATGGCGACTACTAAGAAGACATTTATAAATACAGAGTTGGAATGGGCAGAACAACAACTTTCTAGTTGGAAAGCTTATGTAGATGCCAACCCTCTGCACGAACTAAAAGACAGGATTGAATGGAAGCCCACAGCAAAAGGTGGTATGCTTCCAATGGTCATTGCTAGTATTGAGGCCCAGGGTAAGTTTGTTCAGGAAACAATGAAAAACTACCTTGCCTTATTAGAAGTGGTTGAGAAACTACGTGAGAAAGAAGAAGTGAAAAAAGAGGCCAGGGGTAAACAAGATGTCCCAGCCAGGATGGCATAACTATGAAGCAACCAGTATTTTTTAGAAATAGAACTACACCACTGCCCCCTTCAGATACAGAAGAATACCAACAACTGATTAAAGAGGAGGAGGCTAAGATATTGGGTGGTGTCACCATTGATGGTGTGTTTATTTCTGGATGGTTGTATTGGCATTTGAATCATTGGTGGATTAGAATAGATGATGTGGATGAACATGGAAACGATATTCGTATTGAGTGTCATCCAGAACTACGTGATAATGAATGGATTAGAGCTGAGCATCTAGAGAATTGTAGAATAGCCAGACAAGGATATGTGGAAGTGGGAGCCAGACAAGGAGGTAAATCTGAGTTTGAGGGCTCCTTTTTTGGTATGAACGCCATAATGTTCAAGAACACACAGAATGTAATTGTCTGTGGTAACGATAACGACTTGTCCCTACTGAAGGATAAAGTGGACTTCGGATTGAGAAAACTATGGAATGGTATTAACATTCCTAGATTGGACAAGACCTGGAGGTCCAACCAAGTGAGGCTTGGTTATAAGACCACTGATGGTGATGATCAGATATGGAGCTACATTGTAATACGTAACGCCAAGGATGGTCATAACACAGAGGTGGCTGCTGGTACAACAGCGAAGAGTTTTATTATGGACGAGATTGGGAAGTATTCATTCTCATCTGCGTTCAAAGCTGCAGAACCAGCATTTAAAGGGAAGAATGGTTGGAGAGCCATTCCTATTCTTGTGGGTACAGGTGGTGCTTTTGAGAATGGGAAGGATGCTGAAAACTTCTTCTACAACCCTGAGAGTAACAACTTCCTAGGTATAAAGAACGAGGATGGATCTACAACAGGATTGTTCCTTTCTGGTCTTTATAGACAGGATTGTAAATATAAGAGTACACTTGGTCACTATATAGAAGAGACAAGAGAAATCACCCTTCCTAAGGATTCTGAGCTGTTCGATATTCCTATGTTCATTTCTGACAAGGATAAAGCTCTGGAATTGATTATGAAAGAAAGAGATGCGGCCAGGAAACATCCTGACAGAACTCTCTATCTGAAGCAAGTGATGTACTATCCCATTACAGTGGATGAGTGCTTCTTGTCTGCCAGTGAGAACATCTTTGATATTGAGGGTGCCAAACGTCAGAAAGCTAGGTTGATCAATCAGGAACGCACAGGGGTTCCTGTTATTCTGTTTAATGATGGAGAGAAGATCTCGCATGAGTTTACAGACAAAATGCCCATCTCCAATTTCCCTCTGAAGCAGAACGACAGTAAGGATGCCCCAATAGTGATATATGAATTCCCTATGGAAAATCCTCCATATGGATTGTATGTAGCAGGAGTCGATCCCTACAGACAAGGACAAGCTGCCTATTCTACATCCTTGGGATCTGTCTACATATATAAGAGAATGCACGACATTGCTAGTGATAAATATCAGGATATGTTCGTAGCTTCGTATTGTGCTAGGCCAGATAAGAAGGAAACATGGGAAGAGCAAGCTAGATTGCTTATTAAGTTTTACAATGCTCGCACCCTATGTGAGAATGATGACATCTCCTTCATAGAATATATGAAAGCTAAGGGAGATGCCCACTATCTTGAGAAACAGCCAGACTGGTTGAAAGAAGTGGTTCCTAATACAACAGTGAGACGAGACTATGGGGTGCATAGATCTTCAGACAAGATTCGAGATTTCTTGCATAACTGTCTGAAGAAATACATGGAAGAGGTGGTGTATGTAGACAAGGACGAACAGGGGAACATTGTGAAAGAGATTACAGGGGTTACACGAATTCTAGATCCTGTCCTACTGGAAGAGATTGTACAATACAATGACACAGGAAACTTTGACCGTATTGTAGCAGCAGAATTAGCCATTGCCCAGGCTATGAGAATGGATCCTATATTTGGAAAGGCAGGGGGCAACAATGATGACAGAGCTAAGGCCCTGTTCTCATCACGACCAAAAAACACACTTTTCACGGAGTCACGTGGAATGTTCACAAGTAATAAACGTAAATTATTTCAATAATGGCAATAATTAGATATACAAAAGATGCTACGATAAGATATGCCTATCTCAACATCTTCCCTGATCAGTTTAAGACAGATAAGGAGAAGCAGGATGAGAGCTGGATAAAGAACACGATGGACTACTTCGCTAACAAAGCTTATGCTGAGTATATGAAGAATCGTGACACTTTTGTAAAGAACTATGACCTCATGAAAGGTATTCTTCGTATGGAGGATTTCTACCAAGAGCCTCAGGTGAAGAGCTTTACAGATATGCTTACGGCAGATTTACAGCTTCCTGCATATGTAAAAATGTATTCTATCATCACTACACCAATAAACGAGTTGGTAGGTGAAATCTCTAAACGCCCTGATACATTCAGGGTGAAAGCGTTTGATGACGATAGTAAGTCTGAAGAATTAGAATTCAAGACAGGTATTCTACAAGAATATGTATTGAGTCAGGCCAGGAACAAAATCCTGGAAAAGGCTGCGATGGAAGGAATAGAGATTGAAGAAGAACAATTAGAACAACTAACTATAGAACAAGTGAAGGACCAGTTGGATAGCTACACATCTGTAGCTGAGAAATGGGCCAACCACGTTCTTACGTGCGAGAAAGCTGAGTTTAATCTGAAGGAGAAGAGTGAAGATGCCTTCAGAGATATGCTTATTTCAGGTCGTGAGTTCTACCATATATACGAAGACAACTCTAAGCTTGGGTTTAATGTTGAGGTGGCCAACCCTAAGAATGTTTGGTTCCTCACCACCCCAGATAGAAAATACATTTCAGATCCTACAGGAAGGGCACAAGGTGCATATGCTGCAGGTACAGTGACAGTGATGGAGCTTTCTGAGATTATTGAAAGCATCCCAGAACTTACAAAAGAAGAGATTGACCACTTACGTTCTTCTCTTCAGGATTATGGATTGATCAATGTACGTGAATCCAACTTAGGCAATCCAGACATTACACCTGGTATTGACTCTGTGACATATGACACATATGACCCTCTTGTGCTTCAGACCAGAATGCTGATTGAGAGTGAGATGAAAGAGAATAATGATGGCCTTAAGGATTTCTTAGGTCTTACATCTAACGTTAGCTCTTTTGGTTATAAATATGTCGTAGTTAGAGCTTATTGGATTTCTAAGAAGAAGATTGGTAAACTTATTTACATTGACGAGCTTGGTAACGAGCAGTCTATACTTGTAGATGAGAATTACAAATCTGGCACTATTCCTACAGAGCAATCTCTAGAATGGGGATGGATTAACCAGTGGTACCAGGGTATTAAGATTGGACCAGACATCTACCACGTAAAACCATACAAACTATTAAACTACTGTCCTATTATAGGAACCACCTTTGAGGTGAAGAACACTGAGGCCAAGAGTCTAGTAGACTTGATGAAGCCTTTCCAGGTGATATACAACGTATGTATGAACCAGCTTTACAAGCTTCTTGAGAAGGAAGTGGGTAAGGTGTATTTAACATCTATTAGACATATTCCTGTTCCTAAGGACGGAGATGCTCAGGATGCTCTTGATATGTGGGAAATGGAAGCTCGTAACAGAGGTATTGTCTTTATTGACGATAGTCCTGAAAACCTAAAGAGCCCATCTAGCTTTAATCAATTCAGAGACATAGACCTTACACGTACGCAGGAGATTCAATCTCGTTACACCCTGGCCCAACAAATCAAGAATGAGTGTTGGGAACTAATTGGTATGAGTAGACAGCGTATGGGATCTGTAACAGCTAGTGAGTCTGCAACAGGAGTGAATACAGCTGTACAACAATCATATGCTCAGACAGAACCTCTATTTGTGGCACATGAATATGTAATGGGTCAGTTATATCAAGCAATCATTGACGCAGCTTTATATACAGAGAGTCAGAAGCCTCAATCAACACTGAGCTACATTACCAGTGAAGGCGAAAGTGCATTTGTGCAGGTGAATGGTACTGATCTGAAGTTTCGTGATCTGAAGGTGTTCTTGACCAATCGTCCTGAAGACACCCAGATGTTCAATGAGATTAGAAGCCTTGCTCAGGCTGTTATTCAGAATGGTGGTACATTGTACGATGTGATCGAGCTGTACAGCACCAAGTCTATGAGAGAAATGAAGAAGGTGTTCAAAGACCTTAGAGACAGACAACAGCAGATGCAAGACCAGCAGATGCAGCAACAGCAACAGCAAATTGATCAACAGAGAGAAATTGCAGCTGCCCAGATGGAACAGGCTCAGGCTATGAAGGAACAAGAGATTGCCAACGAGAACTATCAGAACGAATTGGATAGAATTAATAAGAAAGAAATTGCCATTATTGCTGCAGAAGCTAAAGGTGGTCTTCCTGACACAGATGCTAACCAAGTTCCAGATGTTCTTGAGATGAGTAATCTGATGAATCAGCAAACCAAGCTGACAAAAGATTATGAGTTGAAGATGGCTGACATCCAATCCAAGTCTAATCAAGCTAGTCAGAAGCTTAAGATAGAGCAAGAGAAACTGAAAGTGGCTCGTGAGAACATGCAGAACGATCTTGAGATAGCAAAACTTAACGCAAAGGGCAGAGCCCAAAAACCTAAGAAATAATGTTTGATAAACTCTTAGAATTTATAACGAATTGGATAGAGCAAATTCTACCAGCCTTTGTGATACGTCACTACGAAATGGGCGTATCACTTAGGTTTGGTAAATATAGAAGTACGTTCTCTCCAGGATTGTATTTTAAAATACCCTTTGTAGACGAAATCATTGTACAGCATGTTGTAGTAACTACACTAAGTCTGGCTCCTCAATCGTTGTATACAAAGGACAAACAAAACATAGTTGTAAAAGGGTTAGTCAAGTATAAAATAGCTGACGTTAAAACATTCCTTCTAGAAGTGTATGACGCACAGGATGCTATATCAGACATGACCCAGTCCATCATTAAGAACATTGTAATGGACAAAACAATGGACGAATGTATTGATACAGAGATTGATAACACACTAACCAAGAAAGCTAGGGTGGAAGCTAAGAAGTGGGGAGTGGAGATACAACAAGTGACCCTCACAGACCTTGCTCCTATCAGAAGCTTCAGGATAATTAATGACACTGTCATTAACAAACTTGATTAGAGTAAAAATATTTAATGCTATATTATTCGCAAAAAACGACTATATAAGCACATAACTCTTTGCTATTCAATACGTATAATATAATTTTACTGTCTGATAAACCAATTTAAATAACTACATATGGCTGAGAATTTAGAAACACCGTCATTCGGTAACTTCAGTATTCAGGATACTATGGAGATGGGCGCTGGTAGTGCAGAACTACTTAATGACCTATTGACTCCAGAAACCTCTACAGGCAACCCTGATGATGTTAAACCTATTGTTAAAGAAGTTGAAGATCCTAAACCTCCTGCTCCTTCTGCCCCTAAAGGCAAAGAAGTGGTAGACAAGGACAAAAACGAATTAACTGGTCAAGATCTAATCTCCAACTTTTTGGGAGATAGTACAGAAGAAGACAATGATGATGACGAAGATGCACCTCCTGCTCCTGCAGGAAAAGCACCAGCTGAAGCAGACGATGATGATGCTGGAGCTGGAGATGATAATGATGATGCAGAAGTTAATCAATTTGCTGCTCTATCTAAAGATCTATTTAAACTAGGTGTATTCTCTAAAGATGAAGATGAAGAAGATGTTGAAATCACAACTCCTGAAGAATTTCTTGAAAGGTTTAACGCTGAAAAGAAAAAGGGAGCTATTGAGGTGGTAAACAACTTCATTGGTCAGTTTGGTGAAGATTATCAACAAGCTTTCGATGCCATATTTGTAAAAGGTGTAAATCCAAAGGAATACTTTGGTACCTACAACCAGATTGCAAGCTTTGCTGAAATGGATCTTTCCCAAGAAGACAACCAAGTCAGAGTGATTAAACAAGCCCTTGCAGATCAAGGTTTTGATTCTGAAGATATTGAAACTGAAGTGGAGAGATTGAAGAACTACGGAGATCTCGAAACTGTGGCAACCAAACATCATAAGGTGTTGGTTAAGAAGGAAGCCCAGAAGCTAGCTCAAATGGAGCAGAAGGCTGAGCAAGAACTTCAACAAAAACAAGCCATCAAGAATCAGTACATTCAAAATGTACAAGGTATTCTTCAGGAAAAATTAAAAGCAAAAGAGTTTGACGGTATTCCCCTCAATCCAAAATTGGCAAGCGAACTACAAGATTTCCTCCTAGTAGATAAGTACAAGACAGCGTCTGGAGAAACATTAACAGACTTTGATCGTGCAATCTTGGAATTGAAGAGACCAGAGAACCATGCAATGAAAGTTAAAATTGGCCTTCTCTTAAAAGTCTTAGAAAAAGATCCAACTTTATCTACCATCCAAAAGTCAGGTGTGACTAAAAAATCAGACCAGTTATTTGGAGAGGTTGCAAGACAGGTGACTAAAGCCAAGTCTGCAACAGGGGCAGGAAAGAGCAAGCCAAACAATTCATGGTTCTTATAACATTTTAACTAATAAAAGAATAACAAAATGGCAATTCAAACAATCCCAGGTCTTACTGGTTTTACCTACGCAAGAGTCGCTTCTATGGACAAGCGTGCTGTAGGAAAACTAACTGACTCTAACCACTTAGAGAGTTTTCACTCTACTGAGCCTGCTGACTATGATAAGAAGATTATCAGCTTGTACACGCAGAGTTCTTTGTACAGTAACGACTTTCTAGACATGATCAACAAGAGCACACCTTATTACATCGATAATAACAGTGATGCTTGGAAATGGCAAGTAGCCGTTCCTTACAAATTCCCTAAGATCATCGACATCCCCACTGCAACTCTAGAGTTGAGTAAGCCAGGTATCGACGGTCAAGAGTTCCAATTGGTAATCGACACAAACGAATTCTCTAAGAATGCTATCGTTTCTGTAGGTTCTCGCCAGTATGGTCCTCGTTTCTACGTTGTAAAAGATCCAGTTCCTTGGAACATGGGCTTCTTGTACAGCTTCACTTTAGTAACTGACAACCCAACAGTTGACTTCGTAAGCTCTACCTTCCTTCAGGTTGGTCTTGAACTTGAATTAGTTGACGCTGCTATTGGTGAGTTTGACCAAGATTTGTTAGGTCTTCCTCGTTTAGGTGAGCAAATCACTATGTTCGAATCTTTAGGTTCTGGATATGGTTTTGAGCACAAGATTACAGAGTGGGCTGATGACAAAACAATGCGTGACGCAGCTGGTCGTCCTTTGGACATCCTAGTATATGCGCCTCAGCGTAGAAATCAACTTCCTTTAACTCGTAACGATGTTAAATGGGAACCATTTATTGAATTCTGGATGCGTAAGTCTATGCTTGAATTAAAAGTTAAGCGTATGATTTGGAGCAAACCAGGTACTGTTAAGACCAACGGCTCTAAGCAAGAGGTTAAGCGTACATCTGCTGGTGTATACCACAGAATGCGTAATAACGGTAACCTTGTACAATACAACCGTGGTGAGTTCACCGCTAACCTGATTCGTTCAGTGTTTGGTGACTTATTCTACAGACGTGTGGACGTTAAGGACAGACGTGTGAAAATGTACACAAACGAAGCTGGATTTGATGTTTTCCAACAAGCTTTAAAGAACGACGCTTTGAACAGTGGTCTTACTTTCATGGCTGATTCTGGAAATCGTTACATGCAGGGCGAAGGTCAACACATCACTTACAACTTTGCATTCGATGCAATGGTTACACGTGAAACAGGTCGTGTTGAACTAATTCACCTTAAAGAATTAGACCTTCCTCAGACCAACTTGGAATTCGGTCAGAACAAGAAGAGCACTCCAGTGTTCATGGTGTTCGACGTGTCTCCAATGTCTGATGGCTCTATGGTTAACAACATCCGTGAAGTACGTATGAAGGGTGCTCCTTCTATGACTTGGGGTTACATTGACGGTACTCGTCACCATTTGGGATTCGCCAAATCTCAGGGTATGAGTTCTGCAAACAAATTCCCAGGATACGAAATCTGGATGAAGGACCGTTGTGATGTATTCATCGAAGACTTGTCTCGTACAGTGTTGATTGAAGAAATCCCTCAATTCTAATCATCCCCAGAGAGAGTATCTCTGGGCCCGCTTCTCAAGAAGCGTCAATACTAGGAAGGAATGCCCCCCACTTTCAGGGTGGGGGAGCCTTCTCAACTACAGAGTGATAGACCAGGCAAGTCTTGGTTGTATCTCCCTTCGGTGGGAACACTCTGCGAATTATAAAACTACATATGGGTAAGTATAAGGACAAAATCTTACAACTGAGATCAGAAGGTAAGACTTATAAAGAGATTAGTGAAATATTGGATTGCTCGATGTCAATTATATCATACCACACAATTCCTTCAGAGAAGAAAAGACAACTTGAGAGATCTGAAAGAAAAAGAAAAAGTGGAGAATCTTACAATAATAGAAAAAGTTGTAAGAATAGAAATAGACAAATTGTAACTGAATATTTACAAACTCATCCTTGTGTAGATTGTGGTAACACTGACATTAGAGTTTTAGAATTCGATCATGTCAGAGGTAAAAAGTTAGGCAATATTTCACATGGAGTCCACCAAACTTGGAGTGAAGAAAAATTGCTTAATGAAATAGCCAAGTGTGAAGTGAGATGTTGTAACTGTCATCGAATAGTTACAATAGAGAGAAGAAAACGTTTAAATAAACCAATAATATAAACTACAATTTTTATGGGTAAGTTAGGAAAAATCTCAACGATTAAGAAAGACTACAATAATTCTGGTCTTCAAACTATGCAAGGTGGTCTTGCACAGAAAGGGTTAACAAGAGTTCCTGGTACAGGTGTATTTAAATACCCCTACAAGGAAATCGATGGTAGGTACAGAACTGGATTAGATCCAAATGCTACTTACATCAAAAGGATTTCTGACCCTCTAGAAAGAGAAATGGAAATTGAGAGAGTTACAGCTTTGAAAGAAAAGTTGGAAGCAGCTCTTGGTGACATTGACTTAGGTCCTCGTTCTTCTTTCTGGAATTATGGTCTTTCCACCTCTAATGACGACATGCAGCATGTGCAGCCTGTTAAGTTGATGGATGGTGACAACTTCTTTGATCTTAGTATTCCTTTCCAAGAATTAGCGTTCTCATGGTTACGTGTTCATCCTACAATTGCAAGCTCTTATCAAGCTTGGGAGCGTGGTGAATATCCTGCAGAAACACAATTCTACGTAGCAGATGAAGAAATTGAAAACGTTGTATTATTTAAGAAGAAACAACTCATCAACAAAGCCATCACTAAGTTTGAGCAAATGACTCCTGAAAAGAGGAAGAAAGTGGCTCGCTTATTAGGATTGCCTGTTACAGATGATACTAAGGAAGAAGCAGTTTACAATCTTGTAGATAACGTCCTCAAACAAACTGAATTCAAAAACGGTAAATATCAAGGCTTAAACCCTGTAGAGGTGTTTAACAGATTTGCTGATATGAAGGAAAACTTACTCCATATTAAAGATCTTGTCAAGCAAGCTACAGCACACTCCATCTACAGAATCAGACCTAATGGTAAGGTGTATGAAGGAGAGTTTGAAGTGGCCAAAGATGAAGATGATTTAATTAAAATGCTTTCTGATGATGACAACCAAGATATGTTGTTGACATTAGAAGGAAAGTTAAAATCTAAGAAATTAGCTGCGATATGATACCAGTAGATAGTTTATTATACAAGATAGATCAAAAACTAAATAAACTATCAAGTAATCAGCATCAGCAGATTAATTTGGAAGATAAAATACTTGCTTTAAACGAAGCCCAAATTAAACTGATAAAGCAGAAAGTTGATGGGTTTAGTGTAGTGAGTGGTATGGGTCTTGACGCTTTTAAGAAGCGCTACGAAGATTTACAAAGGTTGGTTGTTAACTATATAGATGGTGCTCTTGACCTAACCCTTAAGAACGAACAACTTAACCAGTGGTCTGGAGATGTGAGCAAACTAGATCCCCATTACATGTTCTACATTGACAGCTATGTTCTAGCTAACAAAGGAAGATGTAAAAACAGAAAGATCTTTATCAATAAAGACCTTACTAAACATGGTGATCTTTCCTTACTCTTGAACAACGAACACTACAAACCTTCGTTTGAATATCAAGAAACATTCAACTTTGTATCATCTGACGAAATATCAATATTTACAGATGGTACATTTACACCAACTAAAATCTACATCTCTTATATGAGATACCCTCAATACATTGATAAAGAGGGATATATAAAACTCGATGGTACAGACTCAGTGAACAGCGACTGCGAACTTGAGGAGTATCTGGAGGATGAACTGGTAGATTTGACAGTTCAAAACTTGGCAATGTATACAGAGAATGCTGCTGCCGTACAAAGTGCACAGTTTAGAATTCAAACAAACGAGTAACTTTTTAACATTTAAAAATAAAGCAAAATGGCTGATTTTTCATTAACTACGCTCTTCGTAGTACCAGTAGGACAAACTACGCTTCCTAGCTCTGGATCTACGCAAGACTTAACCCCTGGTCAAGTGGGTATTTACAAAAATGACTATAGTGTTGCCACTGCAGCTAACATTGCAGCAGCTCCCTATTTCTACATTGCACAAGGTCGTACAAACACCTATTTGTTAGGATCTAAGCGTTCTGACAAGATTAAGGGTTGTCCTTCAGGTGCTGGTTGTAACAGTAACGTTACAGAGTGGTACAAAGTAGCTGGTTGTCCAGTTCCAGTAACTCAGGTTACTGACGTAGCTAACTTCCAAGTGAAGTGTGGCGATGTTATCACTGTAACTCTACGTGCACACTCTAGCTACCTAGACACCTTGTACTTCAACGGTTTCACTCGTAGCGTAACCGTACAAGCTCCTTGTTGCGATTGTGGCGCAGATCCTTGTGATCTAGTAGACGTACCTGCATTGATTGATCAAATCATTGCTAAGTTCTTACAAAGCGCTCCTGGTAACAACCCAGACAACATTACCTTCTCTGATTTCTATCAGTTCCAAAGACTTGGTAATGACCAAAATGCAATCTTACGTATCACTGGTAAGCCATTAACTAAGTATGGTCAACCTTGTGACGTTGCTGCATTCCCTTATGAGTATGACAGAATGTGGTTCCGTACATTCGTGTACAGTGGACCAGCTACCACAGCTGACTTCATCGTAGCTGATGCTTGTAACATTGTAGCTGATGCTACTGTTATTCAGCGTTCTTCTTATCCTACAGGTACTTCTGCTGAGATTGCTCAGTTGGAGAAGAATTTCTACAGCTACCAAGCTGGTTACCTTAAGCATTTGTACAGAATGGCTGGCTACAACGAGAACTTTGAAAGCTGGGTAAGCGATGGTTCTACCTACGATACCTACTACATCAAGTTCAATGAGCTAGACAAATCAGCGTACAGCTGGGGTGACTACATCAAAGAAGATAGCATGGTTATCATTGCTGCTGTAAGCGGTAGTGCAATTGCCACTGCAATCGAAGAAGTGTTGGTAGCAGGATTAGGTGCTGTAACAAGCCAGAACGGTTGTGTAACTACTACTAGTACCACTACCACTGTATGGCCTACAACCACCACCACCTCAACTTTGATCCCATAAGATAGGATAGATTCCTAGATTATATAACCTATGCCAGAGGTGAGAGGAACACTCAGATCCTCTGGCATAATTATTTAAACAGCATGACAACAACAACTACTACAACCACCATTTATCCAACCACAGGTATTAAGTTGGACATCTTGGTGATTCCTACGTATAATTCACAGACATTAGGTGTTGCTGATGCGTCTTACTATCCTACAGATCCCCCAATTGTTTCTGGAGCAAGTATTCAGATTACTGTACCAGGCTTTGGTGCATTCTTACTCCCCTTTAATGTTAACGACTTTAACATATTCACTACATCAAACTTAGGAATCACACCAGTGGGTGTTGATCAGCCTCTACCTGATGGTGTATATCGTTTGAGATATTCTGTGGCACCCTCTTCAATTAACTTTGTAGAGAAGACTATCATGCGCACAGAGCAAATACAAGAGAAGTTTGATGAGGCGTTTATGAAGCTTGATATGATGGAGTGTGATAGAGCAATTAAGACTCAAGCAAAAGTTGACCTTAATACCATCTATTTCTTCATCCAGGGGTCTATTGCTGCAGCAAACAACTGTGCTGAGGCTGAGGCAACTAAATTATATAACCAAGCAGATAGGATGTTGAACAACTTCATCAAAAACAACTGTGGTTGTTCTGGTACAAACTATCTCGTAAACTTCAATTAATATGGCTACTTGTAGAAATTGTGGAGCTAAAGTAGGGTGCGGATGTCAATTAACTAACGGTCTTTGTGCTGCATGCAACAGTGCTGTTAGACAAGGACGCAAATTCATAAACAATGTTATCACCCAGGCTTACAAATTGTCCAGAATGTGGTAGTATACCTCACTTGTTAAAGGAGATAGACTGCAAACTTTCTGAACTAAGTAATAACTTATATAACAATCTGGTGTTTATGTTGAACCAGCCAGTTCCAGCCAATGTTATGTTGGATCTGTTGAACTATAAGCGAATCTTAACATATAAATACTGTAATCCAAATTATGCTTCTAATTATACCGTGAGTATGATTGCAAGCAGAGTAAAACTATTAAAATATAAATAAATGTCTTGTTCAAATTGTTATAATGGTTGTGCAGAAACGTATTCTGATCAATGCGTAAGATATACTGGAATTGATGTGCCTGTTCTTGGAATCAAGACAGGTGACTCTCTTTCTTATGTTGAACAAGCGTTGATTACGTTTCTCACCTCTACACTAGATGGTACAGGAATCAAACTAACAATTGATCCTCAAATCATCTGTGAAATCGTAAATAAAAACATTGTAGAATGTGAAGACCTCACATTAGTAAACCTTCTGAATGCACTTATTAAAGCCATCTGTGAATTAGACACAAGACTTAAAGTTGTCGAAGATGATTTTGCTGCTCTAGAGGGTAACTACACAGTGGGATGTCTAACTGGCGTTACAGCAACTTCTGGAACCCATGCGATTCTACAGGCTGCAATTACAAAGCTTTGTGGACTAGAGATTGAGCTTGATGCTCTTGCTTTAGATGTAAGTACAAACTACGTAAAGCTTTCTCAACTTAATTCTTTAATTGCTGCATATCTATCTAGTCTTGGAGTTTCTACCAAGTATTACAATAGAATGGTTCCTAACACTGTAGTTGAATACTACGGACCTATTTCAGGAAGATTTGATGCTTCTGGAGCAGGACTTGGTGATTGGGAAAAGATCTATCTATGTAATGGAAACAATGGCACTCCTGACAAACGTGGACGTGTAGGTGTGGGTGCAACATCTGGAATGGGTGGTGGTACATTGAATCCTGCTGTAGATCCAGCGGTTTCAGGTAACCCTACATACAATCTATATAGTGCTGTTGGTAGCAACAACGTTACCTTGTCTATAACCCAGATTCCTTCGCACACGCACGTAGCTTCTGCTACGTCGTTTGTAAACGACCCTGGTCACAGACACGGTGTTGGTAAAAGCAATATAACTGGAGGAGGTGGGTCAATTGCTGTTGGAAATGCAACTCCTCAAGATATAAATTCTACAACCAGTCTTACAGGTATCACTGTGACAACTAACGTTGTTAATGCTAATGCTGGTGGTGGTCTTCCTCATCCTAACTATCAACCTGGACTTGGTTGCTACTACATTATGTATATTCCTTAAAATCAATAATTTATGACAGTATTAATAACATTAACAACAGCAGGAACAGACACGGGCCCCTTTAATCTATATTCTAATGTAGATGGATACAGTGCTGCTTTTGCAACAGGTGTAAGTAAAGCTGCTCTTGTAGCTGGCTATCCTTCATCTGCAGTTCCTAATGGAACCACAACAATTAGAGTGATGTCTACAGGACTATGTACAAACTACGTAGATCTTTCAGTAATCACTACAACTACCACAACAACTACAACACCTCCAACAACTACAACCACTACTACTCCTCCTCCTACCACAACAACAACTACTACATTAGCTGCTATTCTATATTACAGTACAGCTAGTACAGTAGATGCTTGTGAAGGAAACCAAACATTAACTAGTGTTGTATTTACAGGAACTCCAGGATTATGTAATGCTACAGCGATCACAGGAGATCAGTTTGTAAGTGCACCAGCTGGATCTACTGTATGGGTATCTGATGGGGTGAATGTAAGAGAAGCTGTAATTGATACACCTAATGTATCTGGTACAGCAACATTCAGCGCAGCTTGTACTTCTTGTACTCCAGAACCAACCACAACTACTACTACAACTCTTGTTCCTCCAACTACAACTACTACCACAACACCAGTTCCAGTGATTTGTGATGAACTTTACAACAACACTGGTAGTGATATTACAGGCGTGGATTACACAGATTGTAACGGAACTATCTTAACAAATCAGACAGTGGGATCTGGCCAGTCTATATGTGCTCAACAAGGTACAGTTAGCGGTGGCGGATTCTTGACCAACTTAGGTAACTGTAACGCATAATATTAAAAAGTCTTGTTTTATTGGTTTTACAAGACTTCTCCCTGGGGTTTCTACCCTGGGGAGTTTTTGTTTTATAACGGAAATAGTTATCATCAATAACTAAAATTGTTAAAATAATTTGGAAAATATTAAAAAGATTCACTACCTTTATGCCAATTTTTAACCAAACTTGACTATATATGTCGTCAAACCAACACCTCTTGAAGGACCTTGAGAACCTTCTGACTTGGAAAAAAAGTAAAAAGTTCTACGCTGAAAAGCTAGGAATAACAGAAGCTCAAGTAGATGAGTTGATGTTGGAAATCAAAAAAATGGAGAAAGCTAAAGAAGATGCTGAAGCTGGAATCTACATCAGTGAACTAGAAGATAAAGTGGTTAAGTTTGAAGAAGACTTACAGAAAGGAACTGGTGAACTGGTTTTTAACTCAAAAGAAGAGATACGAACGCTTGACGAATTGATTGAGAAGTGTAAGATTGATACAGAGAAATGGGAAATAACTAAATACGTACAGAACTATTGGGGAAACGCAGAGCGTCCTTGTTATCAGGTGAAAGCCTGGTTGTCTAAGAAGAAAGACGAACAGGTGTTTCAAGACTCTTTCACATCCTTCTTATCAACATACGAGCCTGTTAGTCAAGAGATTATGGCTCCTAAGTTTGACTTTGAGAAAGCAAACGCAACCCTTGTAATTAACAAACAAGATTCCCATATCAATAAATGGGACGTTGATGGAGACAATAACGTAGCTAAGAGATTAGCAAACATTATGTACAAAGTGGAATTGATTGTCTCCCAAGCAAGACTTTCCAACAACCTAGATAGAATTACATACATCATAGGTTCAGACGAATTCAATAGCGAGTTCACAAACGCAACTACAAAAGGCACTCCCCAACAGAATACACACACCTATCACGCATCATTTAAATACATCTGCGATCATGAGGTGTTGATGATTACATTGTTATTACAACATGCTGTTAACGTAGATGTTATCTATGTAGCAGGTAATCACGATGAGTATGTTGGATGGCACATGATTCACTGGTTAGAATCCTACTTCAGAGACATGGGTCGAGTGACATTTGATAGTTCTCCTAAGTACAGAAAGTATGTATCTTACGGAAACTCAGCCATGATGTTCAATCATGGTGATGCTATAAAACCAGCTAAACTTGCAGGTATATTCCCAATAGAGTTTAGAGAGTCTTGGTCAGATCATGAGAATTTCTACATCTTTACAGGTGATAAACATCATGAAATCAGCCAGGATATTAATGGAATCAAGTTTTACCAAATTCCAGCATTCTCAACTGCCAAGAGTCTTTGGGATGATAAAATGGGACACGTTATGTCTAAAGGAGAAGTTACAGGATTCTTAATAGAAGAGAACGAAGGAATGACAAACATATTCAAACAATATTTATAATGGCCACATTAAGGAAATTAGTTTCAGACGTACGCTCTACACACAAATTATTATCAACAGATTCGTTGATAACAGATAGAGCTATTGCTTCTGAGATTAGAAATAACTCACTCTTGCTTATCAAGAGAGAGACAAATCTTAGAAAGCTGTGGGCTACAGACACAGTGTTCACTACCATCCCTTGTTTGGAGATGGTAGAGGTTCCTATTTCTGAATGTTGCAATTATGCAGATCCATGTACTGTAGCAAGATCTAAATTCAAAATCCCTCGCATCTCTGAGGGAAATTACCAATATGTTATTCAAGGTGTTTATTCAATAAATGCTATGAGTGGTCAGGGTAAGAAACTTAAAGAGATTACAATTAATAGATACATCAATCTTTTAAAACTTCCTATTATTAAGAAGGAAGAGTACTATTGGATTACTAATGACGGATATTTATACGTCAGCAATCCATCAGTGAAAGCCATCAGACTTGTTGCTTTGTTTGAAGAAGATGTTCCAAATGAAATTATGTATTCGGAATGTGGTTGTGGACAAGCAGAAGTGACTGATGAAGAATGGTGTAAAAACCCTCTTGATAAAGAGTTTGCTCTTCCAGGATACTTAGAGAAACAAGTATTAGAGCTCACTTCTCAAAAACTTTTATCTACCTACTTCCGTCTTAAAACAGATATTACAGATGATGGTATTGATGGCCAAGCGCCCAATGCCCCAAATCTAAAATAAATGCGGACAAAGATAGACTGGAGAAGCGCTAGTAAAGAAAACTACAAAGATTTTTGCAAGAAACACCCCACTATAAAACTTACGTTTGATCAGTGGAGAAATATAGTTTATTCCTTCAATGAAGGATTTAAAGAGTATATTCTTGAGACAGGTGAAAGAGCAAAACTTCCACATGGATTTGGTGAGTTTTCTATCACTAAGAAAAAGAGAAAGAAGATAAAGTCTAATGGAGAAAAGGAGTTTGTAAACCTTCCTATAGACTGGAAGAAGACCAAGGAAAAAGGCAAGATAATCTACAATTTTAATTTCCATACAGAGGGTTACTTCTTTGGATGGGTTTGGTTCAAGAATACATCTAGATTCAGACACTCTATGTTGTGGTATTTCAAGCCTTGTAGAAATACATCACGTCTTCTATCCCACTACTTAAAAACCAATGATAACTATCAACATGTGTATCATCAATGGAAAATATAAAATAAATGTCTAATTATTACAAATACAGCTTCATCTCTCCTGAGATAGTTTACTCTACTGTAAAGGAAGAGCTTAAGAGCTATTTCGACACAGGTGCTGTAGACGACCTAATGTTCCCCACTTACCTTGATAAGTGCTTGAGGAAATTGGGAAGAGGTAGCTATCCTATTGCTGAAGATGTTCTTTATATAGAGGACTTCCAATCACGCCTGCCTGATAACTTTTATGCTGTCAGAGAGGCTTGGATGTGCACAGAGATTCAAGGACTTCCTTATCAAACGGCCAATTCATTCTATTCACAAGCTGCGACACAAACAACTATTCAGGTGAGCCCTATTGTAACAGATGGCACTATGCCTAGTCCTTGTTGCGGAAATGTAGGTTGTGATGGTAGTTGTATGCCAGAACTGATGCAGACAGTCTATAAGACAAATAACGCTACAGCAATTGCTTATCAAAGACTATATCTGTTAAAACCAGGTACAATCTCTGCTAAGAAGAACTGTGGTGTAGATTATACAAACAACTGGGAATTCTATCAAAATCCAACTCCTGTAAACAACTTTACACCTGGAGCATCTGGATATGATTCTTTCGATATTAGAGATAACAAGTTTGTCACCAACTTCAGAAATGGTATTGTACATCTTGTATTTTATTCTACAGAGTACGATGGTGTGGGTAATCAAATGATGCCTGACAACTATCGTATCAGAGAATACATAGAAGCTTTCATCAAATACAAAGTATTTGAAACGCTGTCAAATCAAGTGAATGATGAGACGTTCAATCAAATACAGCAAAAGCTTATGTATTACAAACAATTGGCAGATGAAGCATTCATCATGGCTGATATTGAAATCAAGAAGCAAGATAGCTGGACTAAGCAGCGTAGAATAAAGAATGACTTGAATAGATTTAACATGTACGAACTACCAAACAGAGTGAATAGGTCTGGTTGGAGAAGAAATAACTAACAGATATGGCTGAACAAGAACAAAGCAATATTACACAGGAATATAATAATGCTACCACAGGTCTTAATCTTGATCAGACACTGAATCAGGTTAAGAAGGGTATGCTTACGTATGCCCTGAATGCAGGCGTTGAAAACTTTGATGCTAATTCTGTAAACTATCAGAATGAGCCAGGGAACGAGTTTTGCCTAAGCTTTCCTGATGGATACATGCTTATAGGTAAACATTTTATTCCTGAGAGAAACAAACACATATTCTTTATCACCAATCCTGAAACCAAAGATAGCCAGATTGGCTATATGGAGAACAACGATTGCGTGTACCGTGTATTGGTAAATGCTCCTTGTTTAAATTTTAATATTAACTATCCTATACATAAGGTGGTTCATAGATTAACCAACTGTTCTACAGAAATCTACTGGACAGATGGTCTTAATCCTAGACGCTATCTTGATATTGATGATATTCCTAAAGTGTTAAAGACAGGCACTCCTTTATGTAGTCCTGAATACACAGATGATCTTGATTGCAATCAGTTAAAGCTTCAGCCTAATTTTAATATTCCTCAGCTTGATATTGAGGAAGTGAGAAGTACAGGTAATTTAGAAGCTGGTACATATCAGTTTGCTGCTCAATACTGTGACTCATTAGGAAATCCTTACACATCATACTACTCAGTAACCAACCCCACTCCTATTGCAGATCCTTCTATCACCAGTGTAAACTTTAATTACCCTGTTGGTAAATCTATTGTTGTTAATGTCAGCAACTTGGATGGTACAGGACTATTCCAGTATTTTAACCTTGCTGTAATTAAAACAGTGAATGGGATTACATCTGTAGAGCTTGTAGGAACATATTACATAGACAACCTTCAGAAGCAAATCATTTATAGCGGCCAGAATCAAACACAGATTCGTCTCTCTATTAATGACATCTTTGAGAAGTTTCCATATTACGATATTGCCCAAGACCTTACGTACGTACAGGATATTCTAGTTTGGGACAACCTATCTTCTATCAGTAGGGTAAATTATCAAAGCATTGCTAACCAAGTTGAACTATTATGGGAAAGCTGGAGAATCCCTGCTGATGAAAACTATGCTGATGAGACAAATGCCACCAATCTAAGAGGTTATCTTAGAGATGAGATTTATGCATTTGAAATTGTTTTCTTATTAAGAAATGGTAAACAGACAGATGGTTTTCATATTCCTGGTAGACCAAGAAACTCTAACGAGAACAGACCAGATGTTCCTGAAACAGACCCCGATTTTGTAGGCACACCATCTTATGACTTTGGTGGTATAGGCTACTCTCCTTATTGGAAAATCTACAATACAGCATCTGTAACAGGTTTCTCTGAAGGATATTCTCCTGACCCAGCATACAAAGGTCCTTACCAATACGGCCAGATGGCTTATTGGGAATCTACAGAAACTTACCCTTGTAACAGAGATGTATGGGGTGATCTTGCTGGCCAGCCTATCAGACATCATAAATTCCCTGATGTATCAGTTAGTCCAATCTATGAGTCAAAGCTTTTCACAGGGCCAAACTCTATGGTGATGGGTAATGATGCCATCTTCCCAATTGGTGTGCGTATAGATACACAACAAATCATTGGGTTGATTCAGGCTTCCAATCTTACAGATGAGCAGAAATCTGAGATTGTTGGATTTAAGATAGTACGTGGTGATCGTAGTACAAATAAGTCTATTGTAGCCAAGGGTATGTTAAGAAACGTAAACAGCTACACTAGAGAGAATCAAGACTACTTCTATCCAAACTATCCATATAACGACCTTCGTAAAGATCCATTTTTAAACTCTACAAACAATGCATTCACAGACATCTGTGACAGTTACATGGTTTATATCACTAAGCTTGGTCCTGATGGAACTGCTGTAGTGGAATATACAAGTTGTGATAATAACAAGACACAAAAGATTACACGCACTACAACAGAAACGTTTGCTGTATGTTCTACAAGCAAACCAGTTATATTAGCTCCTGCTGTAGGAGCAGCTGGTGTAGCTACATATGATGAGTGGAGAGTGGATGTATGTCCTAGAGCTTTTGCTGGAGGTATCAGAGTTGAATATAATGACATCTTTAAAGGTATCACTCAGACATGGATTGATGGATGGCCTAATAGAGGGTCTATTACTATTCAGGTTATTCCAGGTACCACTCCTGTATTAGTTGAGGGTAATCCTAAAAACTTCTGTCCTAATTTCATTAGAACGGTTACAGGTGTATCTTCTTGTAAAGAGCCAAGTGAACAACCTGGTGTCACTGAAAAACGTAGACAAATATTCAACTCTCCTGAGACATCCTTTGGACAGCCATTCTTAGGAAATGTTCTTAAGCTTGAGAGTGTAATGTTTGGTAAGGGTCTGGCTCACTTCGTTGAGGTGAAGAAGAATGCTAAATACAGACTTCTTACAGAAGAAGCTCAGAGAGATGCTCTTGACAGTGCGTCATCTCTTGCAGCAATAACTAATCCATTTAATGCAACAGCAATGTTTACAGCCTATCAGGCATACATTGCTATTTACATAAATGGCATCACTAGAAAGAACTACGCATATTCATTCAACTCTATTGCTGATTATAACTACGGAGTGAGTATTCCTAATGGACTTGGTATCAAGCAAAGAACATTAGACATTGCTAGATATTTAATCCCTGGCGTACAGAACGTAGGTGAT